GGTGCGTGGCATGTAGATGACTGGCTTGATTAACGGGCTATCGATATTGTAGACGCTATGGACCAACTGAATCATCAAGTTGATGAGGTTGGTGGTCGCGCCGGTCGTGTCAGCAACCAAGGTGCTCACGTCGATAGCGCGGATAGCCGCGAGGTAACGAGGATCTTCCACGGCGATACCGGCGTTTACCTGCCAGCGGTCGCGGTAAACTTCCATCAAGCCGCTTGAGGTTTCCGACGTGTGCTTGCCCAAGTCTTCATGCTTGATACCGGCGGTCGTGCCTTTGGGATAGATACCGTAGATGGTCTGAGCGCCCCAGCCAACCAACACGATTGAGGCGTTGTCAGAGCCAGCGCCACCGGCATCGATAACCGTATCAGAGGCGGCAGCCATGCGCGGGATAATGCCGTCAAGTTCTTCTTGGACGACTGCGCTATTGCCATAGAAAGCCTGACGTTCAAATTCGATCGTCATGCCCTGCAAGTGCGCCATCGCTTCATTCATGCGATACTGAGCGGATTGGCCGCCAAGATCAGCAATCGAGCAATCGACCTGCGAATAGTCAACCAATTCCATGCACTGTTCGTCGTTCTGTTCAGTCGTACTCTTCGTAGGGAGGACGCGCTGATTCATGCGGCGGGCGGTTGGAGTGGGCAGGCTATGACGGACGTTGACGCGATGGCCAAGTGTCAAATTGCCTTCTTGGAACGGAATGTCCGCGACCATCGGAGACAGCTTCATGAGGAGTTCGGCGGTGCGCAGAATGCGACCATCGGCCCCACGGAGCTTTGCCGCGTCGAGAAGGTTTGGTAAGGTGCCGATAGTGGCCATAAGAAAACTCCCAAACGTCTCGCGACGCGAATGGAGGGTGGATTAAATTGTTTTCCTAGTTTTCCAGAAGCAAACGAAGCTAAGTTTTTACTTCTTAGCAGGGTAGAAAAGTTGCGCGTCACTGACGCTATTGGTTGCACCAGCGGTTGACTGGACAAAAGAAGCCTCGCCATGAGCGTAGCTAAGTTCTGCCAAGAATGCGCGAAAGGCTGGTTGCTTGAGCAACGCGGGAGATTCAGCAATCACCTTATCGAACCCGCTCTTAGGGCCGTATTCGGCTAAAAGCTTGTCGATCTTGATGGTCGTCTCGTCGTACTTAGGACCGCCGAAAGTCTTATGGGCCTTGTTCTCAAGTTCCCACTTGGCCAATTGCTGATCGTTCGCTTGCTTTGCGGCAGCAGCGGCGGCTTCCTCGGAGGCACGCTCAGTCTTGATGAGTTCCAATTCATGAGCGCGGAATGCTTCGGCTTGCTCATTGGTCCACTTCAATTTCGTGGCAATGTCGGTGACTTCTTTGTCAAACTCAGGAGTCACGCCTTCAACGGTTGAAAACTTATAGGCCACAACCGGCACTGAATCAGCGACAGGCGTAGGCGTCGAATCTGGCGTATTTACTGCGGCGGGAGGCGTAACGGCAGCGGGCACAACTGCGGCTGGCGGATCAATAACGGCTGACTCTGCGCTCATGGGTTTTCCTTCTATGCGTTTAGGTTATGAATGCAAGGGGGATCTATGCTTTGGACGCATCGTTGAGCGTCTCGGAGATCATAGCAAGGTAGGCAAGCGGGTGATCTTCGATGATTTCGCCAACGATTTCACGCCCAACACTGCGCCGACCCTCTAGGACAGGTGACGGTGCGCCGTTGACTAAGGTTGAACCCATTAAGCCGGTGGATTCAAGTAAACCGTACACGAATCGACGGCCACGCTTGTCAGCCAATAGCCACTTGAGGTCATCTTTGCGCTGTAAGTCGGCAAAGACCTTCTTATCGTGGCGCTTCTTTTCGTCTGCGATTTCTTCGGGTGTCCGTGCTCGCATGTGATAATGGCCGTCGTTGCTCATGCTGGCACCTTGGCCTTTGCGCCTTCGATGCGTCTTCGCGCTGTCTCAAAATAAGCAGTGTCTAACTCTATCCCGATGAACTTTCTATTGGTGTTCACGCATGCAACGCCCGTTGAGCCGCTGCCCATCGTGAAGTCTAGGACGGTTTCTCCTTCGTTGGTGTAAGTGCGGATTAGGTATTCCATTAGCGCGACAGGCTTTTGCGTCGGGTGAACTTTGGATGAGTCACGTTTGAATTTTAGAAGTGACCGTGGGTAGCCTTCCATCGTCTGCAGAAATTCGTTTTTGCTCTTTCTGTAACATGAGCCATTGCCGCCTTTTCTCGCTATCTTATTGCACGCAACCGCGCCCTGCGGCCAATACGTTGGCTGCCTTTTGTACCAGATTAAAATATCCTCGTGTAGCTTCATTGGCATTCGCTTAGCGTTAAGATGTCCAGTTGCGTTTTCCTTTACCCATACCAGAGAATACCGTAGATCAGTTATATTGCTCGCCCCCAATTGACTCGCGAATGGGTGGCTTGCCGTCATCACAATAGCTCCGTCATTTTTCGTGACTCTCTTTAGTTGTTCCCACATGGCCGCGAGCGGTATAACTGAATCCCACTTACACGCCGTCGTACCGTAAGGCGGGTCCGCTAAAACCATGTCCACGCTGCCGTCTGGTATTTCTTTCATTCGTTCTAGGCAATCGCCAAGCATCAAAATGTTGTTGCCCATCGGTTTTCCTTGGTTTTCTATTGCTGATTGACTAAATCAGTGAGCGCATTCTTACTGCCCGTATCCGCTTGGCTCAGCGATTTGGCGGTTTCGGCTGCCTGCATAGCTTCCTGCTGCTTCTGCATCGCTTGTTGTTGAGCGGCACGATTTGCGCGGATTTCCTCAACCTTTGCGGGATCGCGGAGATTGGACGCTGGCCCGCCAGAGTTCTTGAAGTGTTCGCGCACCATTTCGTCGGTGTCATAGTTATCCATCATTTCGGGGAATACTTCGGCGAGAGGCGCAACAAAACCAAGGATATGCGAGCCAACCGCATTAGCTTTTTCAAGAGCGGCAGCGGCAGCGAGCACCGACTTGTATTGAACCACTAATTGCTGTCCGCGTAGTGCGTCAGGATATGGCGGCAATTTACCGCGTTTCCCGCAGATTTCAGCGGCACGCGCGATCGTTGGCGTCAGGTGTTCATTCGTGAGGCGAAGGATCGGCGTCAGCGCAAGGCGCTTTTCGTGCGCTCGCTCGACCACTTCACGCGCCGTCATCTTGCCGCCAGTATCGTTGGCGATCATCAAAAAGATGTTGTTATAGAAAGACTCGCGGATCTCTTCTTTGATCTCGTTGATGGCTTCCTTGGCGTGCTGCGTGTTGAAAGCGATCTGGTACGCCGGACGCAAGCCTTGCGTTCCCGATGGATCGGTAGACGGGTTGATGTATCCAGGCAATAGGCTGTACGCTTCAGACTTCACACCGGGAGGCGCGATCATCGGCGGGTTGATTTCCTTCTCGCGTGCTAAAGCAAGGTCATACTCATACGCCTGCAGTGCACGACATGAGCGCACGGTGTTATGGCCAGGACCGAACCCGTAAGCCTTATTGCCGCGAGTCATCCAGCGTGCTACTTGCGCGGGGTTGGTGTCGAACCCACTCGTGCGCAAGAATGGGATGGCTTTCTCGCCGCATTCGTAATAGCAATCGATGAACGCCTTTTGGCTGCTCATAAACTGGCCTTCGACGTAATCCTTATTCGGGTAAATCAAGTGATCTACGTTGAACATCGTTTGAGTCTGCTTGTTCGCCATCGCTTCACGGACGCGCATGCTGCAATTCTCTTCACCAAACTCTTTCACCATTTGCATGGCGGTCATTGACATGGAGCGAGCGAAGACAGAGGCGCGATTACGTGAATCGTTGCCGACGTAGTAGGAGCCAATCGGGATGTTGGCAAACCACAATGCAGAGTCGCGCCCGAAGTCTTCCAGGCAGATTTGCGCGGCGGTGCCGAATGCTAGGATATTAGCGAAAAACTCAGGAACAACCGTGCCGAAATTGCTCTTGTTCAGCTCGTCAAGGATTGTCTTCGCCGCAGCTTCAAGCCATACGCTCACATCGTGTTGCTTATTCAGTTCCTTGTCACCAGTCTGTAGGCCGAACCATTCTTCAGTCGGGTCACAAACAGCATTGAACACGCCGCTAACTGCCACAGCAAGCGCACGCCCCGGCGTTCCGTTGATGATCTCGCTGTCCCGTGTGTCGCCCTCGTTGGCGTTCTTCGTGTCAGTGGTGTCAAGTTCGTGGTAGTAAGGCGCAATGTGATTACCGATGTCACGCCACGTTGGTTCCCATGTTTGGCGCTGTTGCTTGAGCTGGGCAACTAACGCCTCTGCCTCTTCGCGCATCATTGCGGGGTCTTGCATTACAGCCCCAGCAATTGAGAGAAGGATAGGGCTTGATTGCCGGGAGTGCCGAGATTGCCCGATTTGATGGTGCCGTTCTTGTTTCCTGGCATGTCTGCGTAGCGGCTACGGCGAACACGGGCGGCAATCTGTCCCTCTTGTTGCCTCTCTGACAGTACCTTTTTCTTGGCAAATTCGATATTCTGAGCATCTACAACGGCGGCATCTTGTCTTGTCACCTGCTGTGTGCGGTAATCCTTGTATGAATAGCCCTTGGTTAGCGCGTTCCCTTGCGCCTCACTGTCGCTCATGCCCTTATTGCGGCTGTATTGATTTTGCCAGCCAGTAGATCCACCAAGACCAGCGGCAATCATCTCTTTTGTCCGCGCTTCCCCAACCAATCCAGAGAGCGGCGAGATGCCTGCAACTTGGTCTACCACTCGGTTGAATCGTTTTGATACCCACGACATAGAGCACCCCGCTCCCCTATCCATAACCTAAACGCATCGATTAGCAATGACCTATGCGCGGGACGCATGAAA